TGGGAAGACGGCGAATTAGCTGAAGGTCCTATTATAGATAGACATTGGATTACATGTAAATTTTTCTGGCCAAGGGCTAAGATGCCAGATCCAATGGGTGGTAAAAGATTACTAGATTATGATTGTAAAATATCATATGAAAAATCACATATTGCTAAACCACGTAAAATACGTCAGCCTGGAGATATACGTCCTGGTACTAAGAAAGGCAAATTAGATAGATTACCTATATGGATAGTTGAAATAATGATGCCAAAAAAATTAGTAGCAGATATATATGGTGCATACTCACAGAAAATGGGCTTAGTTACAGAACCAGCAATTGAACAATCAGACGCACTGCCTGGCGCTCAACCAGCTGATGCAATGGCCGGGGCAGGAGCTCCAGCACCAGATGCGGCTGCACCAGCAGCTGATCCGGCGGCACCAGCGGCAGGAGTTATATAATGGGCCTTAGAGAAAACGATTTAAAACACATGGTACACAATGTATTTGAAATTGATTCGTTTAAATCTAAGATGGGCGAGGACGAAGATATTGTTACGCTTAGTTTCAGTATTAGAGATAAAGCACCAGCAGACGATTTAGTAAAATTTCTTGAAGGTGGTTACAGTTTTATATTAGATGCAGACTCTACTGCTGGCGAACAGTCAGACGGAACATACAAGGTCTTTATTGAACTAGAAAGAAACCGTCACATACACGAACATATATTTGAAGTCTTAGATGGCATTAAAAAGATATCAGGCATAGATGATTTAAAGTTTAGATACTACAAAAATTTTAAAAGTAAAGATGCTACAATGGAAAATTTAGATGCACACATTCCGAAAGATCCTAATAATTACGGAATGACTAGAAATCAAACTACGATGGAAAATTATAAAAACTTTTTCAATAACAGTTATTTAGAAAGCATAGATATGCTAGATGATAATTTGTTAATAAAAAAAGTATATGCTGATCCTATTGCATTTGAATTTATACAAATAGGTGATAAAAAAGAAATCCTAGAAAGTATCGATAGTAGTTTTAACATTGACGCCTATCCAGAAATACTATTTCTAACTAAGTATCTTGGTAACTACAATATTAGCAAATACGGCGACAAACTTATTTTTGAAAACGAAGGGTTGGCGCTAGTAGTAAAAAGGAAATAAACTATGGCTAAAGAACACTTTAAATTTGATTTCGAAGAATGGATGGCTGAAGAGTTAATCCATAGAGATGACTGGAAAGATTGGTACGAAGCAATGTGTGAAATTCTTCCTTTATGGGAAGTAAACACAGCAGAGCGTGTAGCAATGTTTGTAGCACAGTGTGGACATGAAAGCGGAGGCTTTAGAGTGCTAAGTGAAAACTTAAACTATAGCGCCAAAGCACTAAACACAATTTTCCCTAAATATTTTAGGAGGGCAGGTAGAGATGCAAACCCATACCATAGAAAACCAGAAAAAATCGCAAACGTTATTTACGCTTCACGTATGGACAATGGCGACACCGATAGCGGTGATGGCTGGCGTTTTAGAGGTGGCGGCATATTACAACTAACTGGTAGATACAACTACACAAAATTCGCAGAAGAAATGGACATGTCTCCAGAAGCGGCAGTAGACTATGTACGCACTAAAAAAGGCGCACTAGACTCAGCATGTTGGTTCTGGGATAGTAACGGTTTAAATAAGTATTGCGATAACATGGATATTGTAGGTGCTACAAAACGTATTAACGGCGGCACAATTGGCTTAGATGATCGTAAGAAACATTACCTACATGCAATAGATGTATTAGGTGGCGACTTTGAAGAACCAGAAACAGATTATAATCAAACAATTAGACAAGGATCACGTGGTCCATTAGTAGCAGAAGTACAAGAAAAACTTAATATTGCTCCTGCTGATGGAATCTTTGGTCCTGGTACTGCACGTATTGTTAAAGAATGGCAGAGTTCAAACGGACTTACTGCTGACGGTATTGTAGGACCAAAAACGCTGGGAAAGTTACTAGGGTAAATTCGAATATGTTTAGTGGATTAAAAATTGCATTAGTTTTTATAGTTCTAGCCGCGGCTGGAGGAGGATTGTTTTATGTAAAACAGTTACAATCCAATTTAGAAATTGCCCGACTTAACAATGCTAAATTAGAAAGTGCTATTGAAACAAGCGAGCAAAGTTTAGCAACACTTAAAGCAGATAATATCAGACTAAACACGTTATCCGATCAACTTAACGCAGACTTAAACAAATCAGAGCAGTACGGAGATGAACTTCGTGCTACTCTAAACAAGCACAATTTGACACACTTGGCTAATAAGAAGCCAGGTCTAATTCAAAACAGAATGCAAGGTAAAACAGATGAACTTTGGAAAGATCTCGAGTCTATTACTAGCGATACTCCTACTGAGTAGTTGTAGTAGCTTTTATAAAGAACCAGAAATTAAAGTAGTTACTAAGTTAGAAAAAACTGTAGTACCTATTGTTCCTATGCCCAAGCCTGTGCAAATGAACGACATAAAAATTTATGTTGTATCACCTGAAGAAAACTTAGAAGAATTTAAAAAAGAGTTTGAGGCAAAGAACGGCGGCGATTCATACATTGCTATTAGTGTTAAAGACTACGAAAACCTATCAAAAAACTTTGCCGAACTAAGACGCTATATAGAACAGCAAAAAGCAATTATATTATATTATGAAAACGCTGTTTCACCTCTCCCAGAAGACAATAAATCCGAATAAATACATACATAATAATTGAGGGATTAATATGTGGGAAATGATTGAACAAATGGCGAGCAATCGCTTATGGATTTATACAGCATTAGCTGGATCAGTATTTGGTGCAGGATTTTTATTTTGGTTCAAAGACACAAGAATGGCAACATGGGCAGTTCGTAAGTTTGATGCCACACTAGAATATCTAGCAATACGTTGGGGTTGGACATGGTTACAAAATGATCCAGATGCTTGGCGTGTAAAATATCCTAAAATAACAAGTAAAATAGATGAGCTTGAAAAGCGTATCAAACATCTTGAGGGGAAAAGATAATGCCAAGAAAAAAGCCAGAAGATTTAAATAAACCAGCAGAGGCACCTGCTCCTGCTCCGGTAGCAGAAACAAAGCCAGATGCAGTAGTAGTTGCTACACAAGATACAACAACACGCAAAGTTAAACTAGACTTAGAAGTAGATACAAGTGTAAGAGACTTGGGGCCTAATCCATACCAACGTGTAATACATTTAGCAAAAGCAATTGATGCTTGGAGAATTTTTCCAAGATTGTTTTTAACTGTTTATATTGTATTGTTATACAAGTGTGTTATTTGGTATATGGATTTACCAAATCCTACATTAGAACAATCAGGTTTGATTAGTATTGTTGTAGGTGCTGGTGCGGCATGGTTTGGTCTTTACACCGGAACTGACAAATCTAAGTAACCTATACAATAAGTAATAGTATGGACTACTATTCTACTTTAGGTGTTTCAAAAAATGCTTCTCCCGAAGAGCTTAAAAAAGCATACAAAAAATTAAGTATGCAACACCATCCTGATCGAACAGGCGGTGATGATTCTAAGTTCAAACAAATTAACGAAGCATATAGCACACTAAAAGATCCACAGAAACGTGCAGAATATGACAATCCTCAACCACAATATTCGCAAGGGTTTGGCCCAAATGGATTCCAGGGTATGGGCGGATTTGAAGATGTATTTGCACAATTTGGATTTGATAAGTTCGGACATATCAATAGACAGCAACAAAGACCAGTACGTAATAAAGATATACGCATAAACTATAGAATGAACTTTACAGAAGTTTATACAGGAATAGGTACTAGTATTTCTTTCAACACACCTAGCGGTAGGCATGAAATAATTGATGTTAAAATTCCGCCGGGTATGAAAAATAATGATGTTGTACAATTTCCAGGTTACGGAGACGATAGTATAAAAGGGTTGCCGCGAGGAACTTTACAAGTAAAACTAGATATTGCTACACCACAAGGGTGGCGAAGAGAAGGCGAACAACTTTACACAGAAATTACGATTGATGTATTTGACTTGATCTTGGGAAAAACTGTTATTTTAAATACTCCGGAAAAGAAACAAATTTCTTTACAAATTCCGCCTGGCACAAATAATGGTGTCACCATGAATATAGCACATCACGGTGTACCTCGTGTAAATACAAATAACAGAGGTAACTTATATGTAAAAATAAGAGCTACTACTCCTAAATTAAGTACTGATGAACTAAGAAAGATACAAGAGATTAAAAATGGAATTAATTTACGCACCGAGTGAATGGCTTAGTAAAGCTGTAAAACCTTTTGACTTTGATAAACATAATGCAGTAGAAATTGCACAAAATATGGTAGACATTATGGATGCACATAAAGGCATAGGTATTAGTGCAAATCAAGTTGGTATAGATGCACAAATATTTGTTATGCAACCTACACAGCATGACGAGCTAAAAGAAGCATTTGCAATAATTAATCCTGTAATAGAAAAGATATCAGAAGAGACTGATTTAAGATATGAAGGATGTTTAAGTCATCCAAATTTGTTTTTAAAAGTACAAAGACCGGTGAAATTGGTAACAAGATTTCTTGACGCAGACGCAAAAGAGTGTATAATAGTACTTAACAATTATGATGCAAGAGTATTTTTACACGAGTATGACCACTTGCAAGGCATAGAATTTACAGATAGGGTTTCTAAGTTAAAATTAGAAATGGCTAAGAAAAAGAAAACTAAAAGAGAAAAAAGGTATATAAATGGTTGAGCCAGGCGAAGAACTAAAATTAGTATTTGATAAAGCAATAGCTGATGCAAAAAAGCTAAAGCATGAATACATTACTATTGAACATATTTTGTTTAGTATGTTATGTAGTGATAACTTTTTTAATATTATAAAAGGTTATGGTGCAGATGCTGATTATATAAAATCTAATTTAGAACACCACTTAAAAGAAAAGTGTCACGAACTAAAGATAGAAGGAAAGTTTAAGCCTAAAAAAACACAGGCAGTAGAACGTGTGCTTAATCGTGCGTTTACACAAGTGCTGTTTGCTGGTAGAAACACTATAGAACTTTCAGATGTAATCCTAAGTATTTTATCTGAAAAGAAGAGTATTAGTAATTTTTATCTTGAGCAAGGAGGGTTATTGAAAGATCCGTTTGCAGAGTATATCAACACAGAACTTGAAACTACAATTGAAGACGAAGAACTATCAGGAGAAGGCCAACGTGCTTTACGGCAGTTCACTACAGACCTTAACCAAGAAGTTAAGAAAGAAAAAATTGACCCTGTTATAGGCCGCAGTGACGAATTAGATACTATTGCACTTGCATTGGGAAGACGTAATAAAAATAACTGTTTGTTAGTTGGTGATCCTGGCGTTGGTAAAACTGCTATTGCAGAAGGACTTGCTTGGAATATTGTCAATGATAATGTACCGAAGTTTTTGAAAGAATATAATGTGTACATGCTTGATATTGGTAGCATGTTAGCAGGTAGTAAATATCGCGGCGACTTTGAAGAACGTTTTAAACTTGTACTAGCAGGCTTAAAAACCAAAGGTAAAACGATTATGTTTATTGATGAAGCACATATGATTAGTGGTGCCGGTTCAGGAGGTGGCAGTAATAGTGCAAATGATCTTGCAAATATGTTAAAGCCAGCATTAGCAAAAGGTAATATTAAAGTTGTTGCATCAACTACTTGGGACGAATACCGCAAGTACTTTGAAAAGGATCGTGCATTAATGCGTAGATTCCAACGTGTAACAGTTGACGAACCAAGTGCAGAAGTAACAAATGACATATTGCATGGCATTAAAAAATATTATGAAGACTATCATGCTACAGTTATCACTGATGAAGCTATCGCAGAGGCAATAAAATTAAGTGTTAAATACCAAAGCGATAAAAAATTACCAGACAAGGCAATTGACTTAATTGATCTTGCCTGTAGTAGATTTAATTTGAAAGAAGTTACCGGCGATAAAATTGTAAGCGATGCAGAAATACAGTTTGAACTTTCCAAAGTTGTTAACTTGCCTGCAGAGCAAGTTGCAGAAAAAGAAACAGATAATCTAAAAAATCTTGAAAAGAATATCAAAGGAGATGTTTACGGCCAAGATGAAGCAGTTGAAGAAATTGTTGACAAAATATTAGTAGCTCAAGCAGGACTTAAAGCTGACGATAAACCTATTGGATCGTTTGTGTTTATGGGTCCAACTGGTACAGGTAAAACTGAAACTGCAAAACAACTTGCAAAACAACTTGGTGTAAAACTTGTAAGATTTGATATGAGTGAATATCAAGAGAAGCACTCAGTTGCAAAATTAATTGGATCTCCTCCAGGCTACGTAGGCTACGAAGAAAATAACGGAATACTTATTACGAAGTTGCAAGAAAATCCTAACTGTGTATTGCTTTTAGATGAAATTGAAAAAGCACATCCAGACGTTTCACAAATTCTATTACAAGTAATGGACAATGGTAAACTAATGGGCAGTAACGGAAAAGAAGCAGATGCAAGAAATAGTGTTTTAATTCTTACTACAAACTTAGGTGCAGCTGATGCAGAAAAGAACACAATTGGTTTTGGAGACGAAGTTGAAAATGACTACGAAGACACAGAATTAAAACGTTTCTTTGCACCAGAGTTTAGAAATAGACTTGATGGTATAATTACATTTGGTAGCCTTGGTAAAGAAGTAATGATGAAAATTGTTGGTAAGTTTTTAGTTGAACTAAAAGCACAAGTTAAAGATAAAAAAGTTGACATAACTATTAGTAATGAAGCACTTGATTATCTAGTAAATAAAGGCTTTAACAAAAAGATGGGTGCGAGACCTTTACAACGTGTAATTGATAAAGAAATCAAGCGTCCATTGTCAAGACAATTATTGTTTGGTAAGTTGAAAGACGGAGGCAAATGTAACATTGATGTAGTTAAGAAAGAACTGGTACTTGCATATGACACAAATGAAGAAACTGTTAAAGTATGAAACTACAAAACTTTTCTATAACAAGTATCTGTATTCTCTAAGTGTTAACAGTGAACTAACACCTATATTTAGAAACAAGAATTTTAAGTATGCTTGTACTGTTTTAGATAAACTACAAGCAGACTTTGAAGCTGGTAGGCCGTTGATCAGGAGTTTCGGTAGGTATGAAGCTCCTATTCTACTTGAACACTTTTTAGATGCAAGAACTATTTACAATGAATTAACTAGATATAAAAATTCTTATTTACTAAGATGCGAAAATAGACACTTAAATTTGTACACTAATGATATTAGTTTTTTACATAAACTATCAAATAAATGTAAACATGCAAAATCATTGTACCAACCTGCTAAAAAGCATTTAGAATTTATAAAAAACAATACAAATACTATTATTGTTAAAAACAGCAAATATGGCTACAAAATAACATTTGGCAGTAATCTTGTTCCTGACACATTAGGCTCGTGGCTTGAAGCAAACAGAGATAAAGTGAAATTTTCAAATATGTTATTAGAAGATCTAAAAAAAAATCAAAAGTATATGAATGGCAGATATATTTATATTACAAATGATAAGGTTTTAATACTATTTAAGATACTTGCAGGCGAATGTATTCAGCGTATCGACAAATTAGTATGTGCTTCAGATATTGATAAATAACAGTATGCCAGTAAGTAGTGAAAATTTTGAATTTACAGTAAGCGGAACAGACGTAGTACAGTTGACACATGACAACGACAGTTCTACATTATCGCGTACTTCTAATAAACTAAAAGGTGACGGTTATTATGGCCGTGCTGACGGTTTCCATACGGTGCAATATAATATATCCGGTAATGCAGATAACACATTTACAGGTGTTATAGAAATACAAGCAACTTTAGCAGTAGAACCTGCTGAAGCTGACTGGTTCATTATAACAAGTACACAGCAAACATACACTGGAAGCTATGGTAGTTATATGTTTAATTTTACAGGCAATTATGTATGGCTTAGGGCCAAAGTATATGACTGGACTGACGGGACAGTAGGTTCAATAGCATTGAATCATTAGGAGGAATAATGGAACATTTTGTAAGAATAACAATGGAAAAGCAAGAAGAACAAAAGTCACTTGACGAAAGTATTTTTGCAGAACAGGAAATGTACGAAACTGATCAAGGCGGTACAGTTTATCAGATTCCACTAGCTAGAAACTTATCTGAACAAGAAGCAGACGAATATGCAAACAAATTAGCAAATTATATGTTTGAACAAGGTTACCAAGATTTTGATATAGATATTAGTGCTGAAGGATTAGAAGAGAGCGACGAAATAACATACGACGATGACGATGATTTTTATGAAGACTATGGTGTTATGTGGTATAACGATGATGATGTTATCGACGAAGCAGAATATCAAGGACGTAAAGTTAAACTTGGTAAGCCAATGGCAGGCGATGTTAAGAAGTTTAAAGTCTATGTAAAGAATCCTAAAGGCAATGTAGTTAAAGTTAACTTTGGACACGGCGGAAGTAGTGTTAAAGGTAAGTCTATGCGTATTAGAAAAAATAATCCGGCAGCAAGACGTTCTTTCAGAGCAAGACATAATTGTGATAATCCAGGGCCAAGACATAAGGCACGTTACTGGAGTTGCAGAAAATGGTAATGGTTAGAGAAATTACAGAAACTATGGACGTAGGTTTTGATTTAGTTGATGATACGTGTATGCATATGCGTAATGATCCTAATTTTTACCGCAGAGAATACTTTCCTACTATTTCAAAAATTGCTGATATGCAACGTGAAGGTAGTAATGATAATCCTCAAAAAACAATAATGCCTATGATAGAAAAGGGCATGACAGATTATTGTAGTAAATATAATATTGCTGGACATCCAGACGATGTTTATAATAACGATCATCGTACTGCTATATACGATAAGATATATCAAGAAGAGATGAAAGCAATAGAAGAAGGCGACTATGCATGAAACTCAGACACTTATTTGAAGAACGTAAAAAGAAAGTTGTTGCGGTTATGCCGGGAGGATTTCATCCCTTCCATCCTGGACACAAAAGTTTATACGACTGGGCAGTTGACACGTTTGGAAAACCTAATGTTTATGTAGCTGCTACTGACGACACTAAGTCTCGACCCTTTCCGTTTGCTATAAAACAAAAATTAGCCGCTATGGCTGGTGTACCAACACAACGCTTTATACAAGTTAAAAGTCCTTTCAATGCGTTGTCGTATACAGGATTACTAAGTGATCCAGAAAATACTGCATTAGTATTTGTACGTAGCGAAAAGGATCAAACCAGTCATCCTAAGCCAGATCAAATAAGAAAAAGCGATGGGCAAATGGGCTATATTATAAGCTACAATGGCGAACTAGAACACGGTGCAGATATGCATGGTTATATGACATATGGTCCTACAATTGATTTTAACTTTAGTGGCATGGATATCAAAAGTGCTAGTGAACTTAGGGCAGCGTGGCCTGAAATGGATGAGGAGAAAAAAATGAAAGCAGCAGAATTAATGTATCCGGGTAACGGCGACACTGCTAGTAAGTTGCTTAATAATGCACTCGGAGATCCAGAAGCACCTATAGGTGAAGCAGACGAACAACCTGCTGAATCATATATAGTAAAACCAGGTGATACTATTTGGGCAATAGCTACTAGATTTGCTGATAGTAATTACGATGGTGACGTAAAAGCAGGTGCTAAAGATATTTTAGAACTTAACGGTATTAAAAATCCAAAATCTTTGCGCCCAGGACAAAAGTTAGAAATAGGGTATTTTATGGGGGGTATGAGTTCAGGAGCAACTAGAGGACTTCCGCCAGGTGGATTTAAGGCATATGAAGCAGAAGTAACACCAGGACAATCATTACCTAAACAAATTAAAGTAATTAAAATGCCTACACCACCACAAGCACCTACTGGTCCAGATGGCACAGATGAAAATGGTACTCGAATTGGCACTACTCCAAAAGGCAATAGAAGTGTTGCAAGTGGAGCAGGAACATATATCTTTACGCCAAAAGGAAAATTAATGTTGTATATGACTCCAAAGATAGGTGGGTTACAACAAACACATAACATTGCTAAACAAACCGTTACTGTAAACTTTGGCACATCAGCACAAGGTGCAACTATAGATCAAAAAGCAACTTATGATATGAGTGGCAAACTTATAAGTGGTGATAATACGTCAATCAGAAGTGGTAATATGGGGGTAAGCATTGACAAAGACAAAGGATCAACAGTAGATTATAAAGTAGATGCAAATACAAAAGTTTCAGCAAACAGTAAAACCGGTATAAAGGTAAATTAATGTATTCAAGTATTGATGAACTTAAGAAACTTGCTGGTGTAAACGAATTTAAAGGTTACACAGAGTATACTCTTGAGAACATAAGCGATGCTGCTAATTCAAACGCAAAAAAGATGCGTGATAAAAATATTAAGCCAGGTGACAAAGAATGGTTTGAACTTTGGTTCAGTTTGCCAGGTATGACCGGCGTACCATTTAGAGGTCGTAAAAAATGAGATTTTATGAACTAAATGAAGATGGCAGAATAGTAAAAGGTGTCAATACTACAGTTGATGTAGGACCTAATGAAATACCAAAACAAGCAAAAAAGTTTGGTAACAGTGTTTCAAAAGACGGAGTTCCACCTACCTTAAGCAAAAAAACAAAAGGTAAATCTACAAATGTTTTGTTCAATTTAGGTTTAGCAGAAAATATTTCAGTTGACACACTATATGAAAATGTGTTATACTATAGGCAAATGAAAGAAGACTTAGGCGAAATAGCACAGGCAACTGAAATATATATTGACATGGACGGCGTACTTGCAGACTTTTTTGGTGAGTGGGCTAAACTAATGGATAAAAAGCATTGGACAAAGATTGATGATTTTCCAAATGCACTACAAAAAATTAGAGATACAGAACAATTTTGGTTAGAACTGCCAATACTTCCTCAAGCAAAACAATTACTTGCTCTTGTAAAACAAGTAAAAGGTGAATACAATATATGTAGCACACCTTTAGCAGATGATCCAAAATCTGAGCCGCACAAGCGTGAATGGATTAAAAAGAACCTAGCATTTTTTCCGCCAAAAAATATACACATAACACATGACAAACCACAGTATGCAACACAGCAAGACGGCACACCTAACATATTAATTGACGATTACGGCAAAAACGTAGAAGCATGGGATGCCGCAGGAGGTACAGGGTTTAAATACAAAGATCATAAGTTTGAGCGTACAGCTAAAGATATTAAACAGCATATGCAAGAGCCAGTTAAAGAAGCATTTGATACACAGATTGATTGGGAAAAAGATCCTGAAGACCATGGCGATGGTGATGCATATATTGCATACATTGGTCGCAAAGAAGTAGGGATTCAATATTTCTTTGAACCTATTAATGCAGGAGGCGTTATTCTACCTGGTTTAGATATAACATTTGAAGTGAATGGTGCTACTAAGAAAACCGGTGGTGGAGATGCAAGTACAATATTTGGTGCAGTAATCAATCACATTAAACAATTTATAGAACAACACAGTGAAATTGATGTTATACAATTTAGTGCAAGTAAAGAACAAGGACTTTCACGTACACGATTATACAGTGCTATGGTAGATAAATTATCAAAAGGAACTGATTGGATAAATGCTAAAACCATATCTAAAGCAGATAAAAGTATAAAAGATGCAGACATGTTCAAACTTGTAAGAAGAAATGCTGTAAATGACAAAATGACGGGCATAGAAGAAAACTTTGCTGACGGTAAAAAAAAAGGTAAGAGTAGGCCCGGACGTGTTAAAAAGTCTGGAGCAAGCTGTAATGGCAGCGTCACAAGCCTAAGAAAAAAAGCAAAAAAAGCAAGTGGTGAGAAGGCTAAAATGTATCACTGGTGTGCTAACATGAAGAGCGGAAAGACGAAAGGTAAATAGTATTATGAGAATATTAGAAATTTTATCTGAGAAAAAAGTTGAAATGTGTCCTAAGGCTTGTTGCGGTGTTCCTGTAACAGAATGTACATGTGGACCTGACTGCAAACACTGTGATTGCCATGCTAAGAAAAAAGCAATGAAAGAAACTACTATGGCTTCTAGTATTGCAACTAGTATTGGTGGAGGAAACGGCTTTGCTAGTGGCGGAATTGGTAGCGAACCTATAAAACGTGTAAACAGTGATAAACCGAAATCCAAGAAGAAAAAGAAAACAAAAGCATAAATATATATACGGAGAGTATAATGCGGCACAATGAAATAAACAAAAAAGTTAATGAAGGCGGACTAGGTGATTTAGCCCAAATGGCGGAACGAGATCACGAAGTGCAAATGGCACGAGCTGACCTATACAAAATAGCAAAATATGCAATCAAATTACACGAAATGCTTAAAACTGTTTCTGAAGCAGAAGGCATAGAAGGATGGCAACAGAGTAAAATAACTAAGGCCGCAGATTATATTGGCTCTGTATATCATGCAATGGATTATGACATGAAGTTTGCAGAAACTGCTGTTGCAGAGGCTAAAAAATCTTCGTACAAAGATGGGCTAAATGCTATGCTTGAGTCAAAAACTAAATCTAAAGTATGTAGCGAATGTGGTAAACCAAGTTACACTACACTTGACGAAGAAAAGCAAAAAGGCGTTGACGGCAAAGTATGCTGGAAAGGCTACAAGCGTATGGGCACCAAGAAAAAAGGTGGCAAAACAGTAGACAACTGTGTGAAGATGTAATGCTTGTCCACGAAATATTTGACATTTTCAAAGGTAAAGAAAAAACTATCGGCGATGATCCACAATATAAAGGCTGGTTAAAAATTTATCTTAAGAATCCTGATGCCGCAGAAATGCACAAGGATCATAAAAAGTTTTTACAATATTTCAAACAAACCAATACTAATGAAAATTTTTTAGATAAAGTAAAGGGCGCATTTAGCTCTATGATGCCTGCAGATATGAATGACCTTGTTGCATGGGTGAACAAAAATTTACGAAGTAAAGGCACTCAGTGGATTTACAAAAATGTAGGTGAAGAATTTGGATCTAAACATTTTACTAAGTTTGACGTAGACAAAGCTATAAACATTGTGATGAAAAGAGGTTAATATGACTGACTTTTATAAAATGAGCTCAATGATGAAGGACTTATTTCCTTCAACTCCTGAACAGGATAAACAAGCTCTTTTAAATATGGCAAACAATGCTCCTGCAGATATACCCCCAACTAAAGATTATATAAACGAAAGTACATCAGTACCTGAAGGATCAATGCCATTAGGTATTGACAGTGTAAGCGACTTCGCAAAATTAGCTGGTGTCACAGAAACACAGAAAACAGGTAGTGCAGGACAAGCAAAAGGCAAAGATCCAATGCCTAAATTGAGCAAGCCTACAGCAGGAAATGAAACACCTCATCCTTTAAAAGATAAACTAGTAGGCGAAGCCGATATAGATATAACAGCTCTTACACCTGCTGCAACTACATTAGGTGGAGCAATTGATCCTGACATGGATCCTAGTGCTTTAATTGCAAGAGGCTTAAAGAAAGCCGGTGAAGGCGAAATATTAAACGACAAAGAACGAGCAGCAATACAACCGTATATAGCATTGTTTTCTGAATTAATGTCTAATCCAGCATTTAGAAACAATCTTATTGCTATGCAGAAGATATTAGCTAAAAAGAATAAAAAGAAAGAAGAAGATGCTCCTCCAGGCAGAGAGAAGCAAGTCAAAAAACTGAAAAAGAAATTTGACGATCCTGGTGCACCCTATGCCATTGCGTGGGCACAGCACAATAAACATGGCAAGCCCAACAAAAAGACAGAATCGATCAAAGAAGAACTATATAAAGCACTCGCAAAATATAAAAAATAGTTAGGTAAAAATGTCCGACGTTAGTTTCAAAGAAAAATGCAGACTATTCTACATAGTAAAAGGACATATTGCACCAAACGATCAAACTGTCATAGATTCCTACGATGGATACTTTAGACGTATGTGGAATAATCATGAAATGATTTACCGTGAAGACGGTTTTGAAGAAGCATACAAAAAAAGACTTGACAAGCAACAATAAATCCTATATAATATAACTTAAACTAAGGAGAAACTTATGAGTGACCGTACCTATGGTGCTGAAGAAAAAGCGAAACTTGAAAGACTAGTAAACGAAGGTGTTACAGTATTACAAGAAATTGAAGACCTAAATGCAGGATTAAAAGATACTGTCAAAGCAGTAGCAGAAGAACTTGATATTAAACCATCAATGATTAATAAAGCAATTAAAATTGCACAAAAAGGTGACTGGGAAAAAGTTGCTGACGAATTCGACGATTTAGAAACACTTGTTGTTACAGTTGGCAAAGACAAGTAATGCAGAAGATAAAAGATTTTTGGATCAATAGTTACAAAAGTGATAAGGTTGCTTTTACATTCGAACTGATAAGTTTTATCTTTACAGTAGTAGCAAGTTTGACTTTGGCATTTAATGCTATAGATCCAAACATGTTAATTATATATCCGTTCTTCTTTGTAGGATCGGTTACACAATGCTACGCGGCTGTACGCAGAGGCGCGGCATGGGTTATGTTACTGACAGGATACTTTGCCGTCATTAACGTATTCGGATATGGAGTAGCAGCACTATGGTGGTAAAGCCCTATCAATGGTTAGCGTGGGTCAGCACAGCATGTTTACTAGTGGCCGCAACTCTAGCCGCTTTTAATGTTTATCCTTTTTATATATGGGCATTCATTGTAAGTAATAGTCTTTGGGTATTAATAGGTATCCTTTGGAAAGAGAACAGTTTAATAGTCCTTAATGCAGGACTAACCGTAATTTACATTGCGGGCTTGTTGTTTTAATAAGTAATAATAACGCCAATAGCAATAGCTAGGCATGTAGAAGGTTAAGTTGGCCATAAGCAACGAAGGAGATATATGAGTTACGTAGACGCACTATTTGATCGCGATTCTGACATAATCAGAGTTGTTGAACGCAAAGACGGTAAGAGAGATTACCGCGAGTATCAAGCAAAATATACATTCTATTACAAAGACGAAAGAGGCAAATATAAAAGTATATTTGGTGATCCACTTACACGAATTGTTTGCAAGAATACAAAAGACTTTAGAAAAGAAGTTGCTATTAACCGAGACAAAGAACTTTTTGAAAGCGACATCAATCCTATATTCCAATGTTTAAGTGAAAACTATCTTAATCAAGATGCACCTAAACTAAACATTGCATTTTTCGATATTGAAACAGACTTTGATCCAGAGCGTGGCTTTGCTGATCCTGCAGATCCTTTCATGCCTATTACATCAATCTCTGTATACTTACAGTGGTTAGAAACAATGATTTGTTTAGCAGTACCTCCTAAGACGCTAACAATGGAGCAAGCAAAAGCAGAACTAGAAGGCATTGACAATGTTATGCTTTTTGAAAAAGAAGGTGATATGATTGACACTTTCTTAACAATAATTGAAGATGCTGATATTTTATCAGGTTGGAACAGTGAAGGTTATGATATTCCTTACACTGTGAATAGAACAAGTCGTGTACTAAGCAAAGACGACACACGTAGATTCTGTCTATGGGGACAACTTCCAAAAAAACGAGAATATGAGAAGTATGGTAAATCAGCTGTCACCTTTGACCTCATAGGCAGAGTGCATTTAGATAGTTTGGAATTATATCGTAAATACACATATGAAGAACGACACACATATAGACTTGATGCCATTGGCGAAATCGAAGTTGGTGAAAACAAAGTCCCTTATGAAGGCACTTTGGACCAGTTGTACAACAATGACTTTAGAAAATTCATCGAATACAACATACAAGATACCGCACTACTGGACAAGTTGGACAAAAAACTAAGATTTATTGATCTAAGTAATACTGTTGCTCACGAAAATACTGTGATGCTACAGACCACTATGGGTGCTGTTGCAGTTACTGAACAAGGGATTGTTAACGAAGCACACCATAGAGGACTACAAGTTCCTAATCGCAAAAGAAGAGACGACACAGAAAATACACAAGCGGCTGGTGCATATGTTGCATTTCCTAAAAAAGGTCTGCATAAGTGGATCGGTTCAATGGATTTGAATTCACTATATCCAAGTGTTATTAGAGCTCTTAATATGGATCCTGCAACTATTGTAGGACAAATACGTCCTGATATAAGCGAGGCTCGTGTAACTGAAGATATGGGTTTGAAGAAAAAATCATTTGCAGGTAGTTGGGAAGGACGTTTTTCAACCGAAGAATATGAAGCGGTAATGGATAAACGCAAAGATATTCCTCTAAATGTTGACTGGGAAGACGGTCGTACAGATGTACTAAGTGCGGCTGAATTATACCAGGCTGTATTTGATAGTAATATGCCTTGGATGCTTAGTTCAAACGGTACTATCTTTACAACAGAACACGAAGGTGTTATTCCTGGACTACTAAAACGCTGGTATAGCGAACGTAAAGACATGCAGAAGATGTTGAAAAAAGCAAAAGACGCAGGTAATGAAGCAGAGATCGAGTATTGGGATAAGCGACAGTTGGTTAAAAAGATTAACTTAAACAGTTTGTATGGTGCTATTCTTAATCCAGGCTGTAGATTCTTTGATAAACGTATTGGACAATCAACAACACTAACTGGTAGAACTATTGTAAAGCACATGAGTGCAGAAGTCAACAAAACTATCACAGGCAAATATGACCATGTCGGTGAAGCAATGATATATGGTGATACTGACTCTTGTTACTTTAGTGGATACCCTATACTAAAAGAACAAATAGACAAAGGCGATATACCTTGGGATAAAGATAATGTAATTAAACTTTATGATCAAGTATGCGAGGCGGCTAATGAAACATTTCCTAGCTTTATGTTGAAGGCATTTCATTGTCCTAAGTCACGTTCAGATGTTATTGCGGCGGCTAGAGAAATTGTTGCAAAGTCAGGTTTATACATTACTAAGAAGCGTTATGCAGCACTTGTATATGACATTGAAGGCTTTAGAAGCGATACTGATGGAAAGCCTGGCAAAGTAAAAGCAATGGGTTTGGACTTACGTAGGTCGGATACACCTGTGTTTATGCAAGAGTTCTTAAGCGAATTACTACTAATGGTGCTAACTGATGCTCCACAAGAAGATGTGTTAGAACGTATTACAGTGTTTAGAAAAGAATTTAACGATCGACCTGGTTGGGAGAAAGGTTCTCCCAAACGTGCAAACAAAATTGGACATTATCAGCGTCTTGAAGAAAAGCAAGGCAAAGCAAACATGCCTGGACACGTAAGAGCAAGCATCAATTGGAACACACTAAAGCGTATGAACGGTGACAAGTACTCGCAAGAGATTGTAGATGGTATGAAAGTTATTGTTTGTAAACTAAAACAGAATCCGTTAGGCTACACAAGTGTTGCGTATCCAACAGACGAACTACGTATTCCAGATTGGTTTAAAGAACTACCGTTTGACGATACTGCAATGGCAGAAGTAATTATTGATAACAAACTAGATAACTTGATAGGTGTGCTAAACTATCCATTAGAGGATACTAAGCGTCATAATACATTTACTAGCTTGTTCGATTTTGGAGGTTAGAATGAATCATTTTTTATTCGATGTTGACGGAACATTGACACCTAGTAGAAAGAAAATTAACTCTCAGTTTGCATTATGGTTTTTATACTTTTCACAAAATAACGCAGTAAGTTTAGTTACAGGCAGTGATAATCCAAAAACATTGGAACAGATTGGTCCTGAAATATGTATGAGTGTAAACAAAATATATAATTGTAACGGAAACGATGTCTGGTATAGACAAGACAATGTTTACACTAATCCTTGGAAAATGTCTACTAAACTCAAAGGCTTTTTAGAAAAAGAACTTGATAGTAGTTCCTATGAAGTTAAAACTGGAAATCATATAGAGGAAAGGCCTGGCATGGTTAATTTTAGTATAGTAGGACGTAATGCTGATAAAGTACAACGCAAAAATTACTTCTATTATGATATCGAATCTGATGAACGTATCCATATAGCAGAAAAAATTAATAAACAATTCGATGATGTAAGTGCTGTAGTTGGTGGAGAGACAGGTATAGATATTATTGCTAAAGGTAAAGACAAAAGACAAGTGCTTGACGAAATAAAACAAGACAGAGTTTTCTTTTTTGGAGATAGAATGGATCCTGATGGCAACGACTTTAGCCTAGCCTATGCTGTAAAAGAGGCAGGTGGTGTTGCTAAACAAGTTAAAAGCTGGAGAGACACAAAGGAAATACTTGAAAACTTTCAAGAAAGGGGAATAGCAAATTGAAGGTAGGATTTACTTGCTCAACGTTTGATTTGCTACACGCCGGACACGTAATAATGTTGCGTGAAGCAAAAGAACAATGCGATTATCTTATTTGCGGATTACAAGTTGATCCAAGTATAGATAGAGCAGAAAAAAATGCACCTATACAGACTGTAGTTGAACGCTACACTCAATTAAAAGGTATAGAATACGTAGATGAAATTATTCCATACGGCACTGAAGAAGACCTTGAAGACATTCTTAGTATGTATCCAATTGATATACGTATACTAGGAGAAGAATATCGTGACAAAGACTTTACCGGTAAAGATATTTGTCGCAAACGTGATATTGACTTACACTTTAATAAGAGAGATCACCGTTTCAGTTCGAGTGATTTACGGAGGAGAGTTTGTGAGTAAAATACTGCTAACAGGACACAAAGGCTTTATTGGTAAGGAATTAGTAAAACGTCTTACTAAAGAAAATAGTGTCGTAGGGATAGATCTACAGGATGGATGGGATAGAGACCATATCAACAATACACAAGATCTTCTAACTTGTGAGTTAAATGAAGAATTTGATCTAATAATACATCTTGCAGGTAAAAGTGGAGTACGTGAAAGTATTAACGACCCTGCTGGATACTGGCGTAATAACGTAGAAGTAAGTAAACGCTTGTTTGCACGTTATCCTGATACTAGAGTGCTTTATGCAAGCTCTAGTAGCGCCTACGAGCCCGATTTAAACCCATATGCCGCAAGTAAATATGTCATAGAAGAAGCTGGAGAACGCTATTCTAACACTTTAGGTATGCGATTTCACACTGTTTATTCAGATAATCCGCGCACTGGTATGTTTTTACAGAAACTAAAAGACGGCGAATTAGAATATGTAACAGATCATTACCGTGACTTTATACATATTAACGATCTGTGCGATGCTATTGAGTTATGCATGGCTAGTAAGTATACTGGCACAATTGACATTGGTACAGGGCATCCATTTAGAATCCGTGATTTTGTAGACAACATACCAATTCGCCTAAATACCCCATACGAACGTAAATGGACTTGTGCTAATATGGAAAAAATAAAGACACTTGGATTTAAACCTAAATATTCGGTAGAAAACTACTTGACAAATCACAATAAAGATAATATAATAAAACTTAACATAGGAGAATATTAATGAAAGACATCTTACAAGACGTAGTAGCAAAAACACATGCACTAGGTTTTCTTAATCTAGTTAAAGTAACTGGTGCAGATACTACTACAATCGAATCAATGGCCGAAGATCGTTCAGTCATTCTTACAGCAGACACAAACGAAGCTGTTGCTGACGGAACATTTGGTATGCCTAACTTAGATAAGTTAGCATTACACTTAAAAAATCCAGAGTATCAGAAAGATGCTAAGATTGATGTAGTAAAAGCAGAACGTAACGGCGAAACTATTCCTACACATATACATTTTGAAAATGCAGTTGGTGACTTCCAAAATGATTATAGGTTTATGAATCAGCAGATTATTGAAGAGAAACTAAAAAGTGTAAAATTTAAAGGTGCCAACTGGGACGTAACTTTTAACCCAAGTATGGCAAGTATTGCACGTATGAAGTTACAAAGTGCGGCACATTCAGAAGAGCCTACATTCAATGTAAAGACTGTAGACACAGGTAGTGCAACTGATCTTGTTTTTAGCTTTGGTGATGCAAGCACACACGCAGGTGAATTTGTATTTCAACCTAGTATATCCGGCAAATTAGCACATACATGGGCATGGCCTGTAGCACAAACACAAGCAATTCTAAGTCTTGGCGGTGATATTACAATGAGTATTAGTGACCAAGGTGCTATGCAAATTGCTGTAGACAGCGGATTAGCAACATACAATTATATTCTTCCAGCACAAAGTAAGTAATACATGAACACTGACCTAACAGAAGCACAAAAAGATTATGCTGTATTCCTTCCAGCACTGAGTGGTTTCTATGCAACTTTTATAGGAAAACAACGTGCCGAAGATTATGTAGATCCGGCACGTATTCCCTATCCAAGTATGGAAAGTATGAATTGGTTAAACAAAAAAGAAGGATTGTTTAACTACCATTGGACACTTTACTCAGCAGGACACGCTGAGTTAGACATCAATAAAGACTCAGCTAAAGAAGATATGGTCAGAAATAGAGATCGTAATAATAGTTGGTTACTTGGTGACTCTGGTGGTTTCCAAATTGGTAAAGGTGTATGGGAAGGCGACTGGAAAGATCCTAATTGTCCTAAAGCACAAAAGAAACGTGAGCAAGTTCTTGCGTGGATGGATGCTTATATGGACTATGGTATGATACTTGATATTCCGGCTTGGGTGGCACGTTCACCTGCTGGTGCAAAAGCAACAGGAATCGACAATTATCAAGATGCTGTTAATGCTACTCGTATCAACAATGATTACTTTATGAAGAACCGTAACGGCAACTGTAAGTTTTTGAATGTTCTCCAGGGTGAAAATCATGCAGATGCTGAAGACTGGTATCAACAAATGAAGGATTACTGTGATCCTAAGGTATACACAGATCACTTCAATGGTTGGTCAATGGGTGGACAGAACATGTGTGATGTACATCTTTTACTTAAACGTTTGGTTGCACTAAGATTTGACGGACTACTTGAAAAAGGTAAACATGACTTCATGCATTTTCTTGGTACCAGCAAACTAGAGTGGGCTACATTACTTACAGATGTACAAAGAGCAGTCCGCAAACATCACAACGAAAATTTTACTATAACATTTGATTGTGCAAGTCCTTTCCTTGCTACAGCAAATGGACAAATCTATATACAAACTGAAACAGAAAACAGAAGTAAATGGGTGTATAGAATGGTTCCTAGTATTGACGAATTAAAGTATGCAACTGATACACGTAACTTTAGAGATGCGGTATTACAAGACGGAATCTTTAAAAACTTTTGTGATAGCCCATTGACAGAGAATATTAAAGTAAATGATGTTTGTATATATGCAGAAGGCGATAAAAATTTAATTGGTACACCTAAAATACTTAAAGGTGATATCGATAGGGATAAAAATGGTAATCCTATACTAGATGATAACGGTAACCAGATTATACGTAACCGAGATTCAACTAGTTGGGATAGTTTTAGTTATGCGATCCAGATGGGTCACAATGTGTGGAGTCACATCAATGCGGTACAAGAAGCAAATAGACAATACGACAATGGAGTCATTCCGAACATGCTTGTCGAAGAGTCCTTTGACAGGTTATTTTTTAGAGATGTTGTGGAAGCAATATTTGCAACATCAAGCAGAGACGAAGCGAATGCGGTAATTGAAGAATTTAGTAGATTTTGGGACACCATTATTGGTACAAGAGGTAACACTGGAAAACGCATTGTAAATGCACAAACAAAATTTGGAGAACTATTTGGATGAGTGATTATATAGAACCAAGCGATAAAATTTCTGCTAGACTAGATAGTTTGTATCGTACACATAGAGATTTAGACGATCACATCAAAAAACAGTATGATAAATTTGCGCCTGATAGTATTACAAAACCATTAAAGGCAAAAAAACTAGATCTTAAAACTGAAATAACAAACTTAGAACAACAGCTAGAGGCGTTAAAATGAAAAGAGATTACAAAAGTGGCGTAAGTGATACTCCTATATTCTTTACAGGCATTGAAGTTGAGAAGACTCCTGCGTTTGGAATGAAAACATTATTTGTTACGGGTACACAGCCATGTGACATAATACAAGAACACTTTGAAAAAGAACAATGTGAACATATTTTCTTTGGTGCTAATCATAGTTTTAATCCAGGAACAGACTTTCCTAAAGATTCTGATGAATGGACACCTTGGGAAAATATGATCACAGCATTTTTAACTGCTGGTAAATTGTGTAGTTTAGATATTCCTATTGCACTTGCTGAAGCATTTTTAGAATCAGGACTAACTGAACATGATAATTTTATCCCACAACTTCGCGTTCCAGTGCCTTACGCAAAACTGTGGAACTACAACACTATGTTGAAGATAGATGACAAAGGCTTTAAGGCAACTAACCCCGGTGTCTGGTGTCATAGTTTACATGATTTGATGAATAGAGAAAAATTCACAGATTGGACAAAATATGGGCTTGACAAAGTAATAAAGTGATAGTATAATGAATGTAACAAATGAAAGATACTACGACTATATGATGCGTAGATCTAGAGAAGAGGATATGAAGATGGCAAAAGAAAAAGCACTAAATAATGCACAAAGAAGCATATGGGTTACCTTTAGAAAAGAAGGAGTTCATATGTATCCAGGAGCAGATAGTGATCCAAAATTGGCAACGGGTGATTGGGACGATGTGTCGTTTCTTGGTATTCCTCATCGCCATATCTTTCACTTCAGGGTGCGTATCGAAGTGTTCCACAACGATAGAGACATTGAGTTCATCCAATTCAAGCGATGGATGGAAAGACTTTATACTACAGAGAGTACATCCGATGGTGAGGTGCTCGTTCTAAATCATAGGTCGTGTGAAATGATTGCAGACGAACTATATGATAAGATTTCAGCAAAATACCCAGGCCGGTTTGTTGAAATTGATGTTGCCGAAGACGGCGAAAACGGCTGTTCAATTTATTACCCGAAACATGTGTAAGAAGGAATTACTAACATGGCTATCGAATTTAATCGAGATGCATATAATAAAGTGTTTAACGATCTTGAATCGTTCCGTGACTATTGTAGGTTTGAAGCTAAACCTTACAACGAACAAAGCCTTTATAAGAAAGGCGACAGAGTTTGGGAAGGATATCTTTCCTACCAAAAATATTTAGAAAGAAAAAAACGTCGGAGAAATAATAGATGATTTATATTGTAGATATCGAAGCAGTTGACACACGTTATACTAAACAATGGAAGGAACATCTTCCAAGACAACTGCGACGGTCTACAAATCAAGATGTCATTGTTATTAGTGGCGGCGAAGTGCCACAGGCTACTACACCTGGGGCATTTCTTAACTTTGCAGGGACTAACAATTATAAATCTCAACAAATGTTAGAAATAAGCAGGATGTTTGCAAATGGAGAAATTAAGAACGGCGATTATTTTATCTACACCGATGCCTGGAATCCTACAGTGGTTCAATTACGCTACATGGCAGAGTTACTTGGTGTTGACATTACTATTGGCGGTATGTGGCATGCAGGTAGTTATGATCCGCAAGATTTTTTAGGTAGGCTTATAGGTAATAAACCTTGGGTTAGACATGCTGAAATGGCAATGTTTGAATGTTATGACGATAACTTCTTTGCAAGTGACTTCCACATTGATATGTTTACAGATGCATTTGACGAAGACTATGCACTTGAATGGACCGGAATACATCGTGTAGGCTGGCCTATGGAGTATCTAAAAGATAGTTTGTATTCATATAAGCAAATGGATAAAAAAGATCTTATACTTTTTCCGCACCGTGTTGCACCTGAAAAGCAAGTTGATATCTTTAGAGATCTTAAAGAACGACTACCACAGTATGAATTTGTAGTATGTCAAGAACAGCAACTTACAAAGAACGAATATCATAACTTACTAGGTGAAGCTAAACTAGTGTTTAGTGCTAACCTACAAGAAACACTTGGCATTAGTTGGTACGAAGGTGCATTAGTAGATGCTATTCCTATGGTGCCTGACAGACTGAGTTATAGTGAAATGGCATTGCCTGAGTTTAAATATCCAAGTGAATGGACTGAGAACTTTGATGCTTACTTACACAACAGAGACAAAGTAGTAGCACAAATTGTAAACTATATGGAAAACTATGATGATCTACTACCAAGTATTAACAAGCAAGTTAATAAACTTAACAAAGAGTTTTTTAGTGGCAAGGAACTTTATGAGGAGATATCCAATGGGTGACGAACATCAACTAAGTCTTGATCTAGCAGAAACTATAACTATAGACACATCCTATACTAATGATACAGGTAGTGAATATACTTTTAATTTAAGTGATACAGTCGCAACAATAGATGCTACAGATTTAAGTTGGGACTTTGGAAATAAAATAGATCCTGACAGAGTAGTAAAAATGTGTGAAGAATATCCTGCACTTAAAAAAGCATGGGATAACTTTTATTCTATTTACAGAATGGTAGATCAAGATTATAAAGGCAATTATGAGGCAGAAGATGACACTCTTTTCTAAGATTATGGACATGCTCGGAAGACGTCGAGTAATTACAGATAGAACAGGTAAGATTCCGTATCTTATCCGTTACTATGTATTTTTAAAAGACCGTAAATGGTTTCCGTTTAACATTACATTACATAAAGTTTTAGTAAGTGATGAACCTACACTACACGATCATCCATGGAATTGGGGAGCGTTTATTATTAAAGGCGGTTATTGGGAACATATTCCTGTGATTAGTAGAGAAGGTGCTGTCGTTGGTGCTACTAGAGAATGGCGTGGTCCGGGAAGTTTACGTTTTAGAAAAGCAGATGATCTACATTGGTTAGAACTTGCTAAAGACGAAGATGGTAATGAAATACCATGTACAAGTTTATTTTTAATGGGCCGTAAACAAAAAGAATGGGGATTTGTACGTTTCGTACATGCTACTACAACTAATTGGAAGGATGCAGGATATCGCTGGGTCCATAATGAAACTTATTTAAACGAGAAATATAAAAATGATTAAGAAACATTACTATAACTGGACTGATGTAGAACGTATGTGTGTCAGTATCGTAAATCAAATGTACGCAGACAACTGGCGTCCTGATTACATTATAGGAATTACCCGTGGTGGTAATGTTCCTGCTACTATTATTAGTAATATGACAAGTATTCGTTGCGAAGCACTTAAAGTAAGCCTACGTGATGATAATAGTGATAGTGAAAGTAACTGTTGGATGGCAGAAGATGCATTTGGATATGTAGATGAAGCAGAAAGAACTACAACTAAAAGTCGTTGGGATATAGGCAAACGTAAAAATATACTTATTGTAGATGATATCAATGACACTGGTGCTACATTTAATTGGATTAGGCAAGACTGGCAAGCAAGTTGTTTACCTGATGAAGAATCATGGAAAACAGTTTGGGGTAATAATGTTAGATTTGCGGCACTTACTGAAAATTTAGCTAGTGACTTTGATAAAGTAAGTTACACCTGTCACGAAGTAAACAAATCAGAAAAAGATGTATGGTTAGTTTATCCCTGGGAGAATGTTGCTGATTATGAATAAACCGTGGACTGACGTACTAATAGATACTAAAGATTTTACAGTCTACAAAGACGGATTTCCTGTTACAGAAGGACATATTCTTTTTGTCCCAAAAGAACAAAGTTGGCAGGATTTAAGTAAATGTTTCGAAGCCGCATATAAATGGGGCTACGATTGGGTTGACCGTGGATATTGTGATGCGTTCAACATAGGACAGAATGTAGGTGAGGCCGCAGGACAAACTGTTGCTTATCCACACATCCATCTCATTCCAAGAAGAACGGGTGATATGGAAGACCCCAGTGGCGGTGTACGTCACGTAATACCAGAGAAAGGAAACTACAATGACTAAGGCAGGAGATCTAATATTAGAGGCCGCATTAAAACAAGCACAAGGTGAAGTTGCAGTTCATTTAGCAAACATCGAAGTGTATAAAACTATGCCCGCAGGTATAGGTGAACATTCAGATGTTACTGAAGCAGTAATCGAAGAGCTTAATAAACTTGCGGAAGCAGACGATCGCATCGAAATGTTACAAAAATATTTTAATGGTTGACAAAAACCTAAATACAATGTATAATGTAATTTATATTGTGCATTGTATTATTACTAAAGGCAATCCACTGCCTAAACATCGGAGACATAAATGAGTAAAAGTGAACAAATTAAAGCAAAGCTAGAAGAAGCTGGCGTAAGATATTGGGCAAATGATAACATTGCCGAATATATCGAAGAAGGTGACAAGCAACAACTAATTGATGAAGCAGTACCTGCTTTTGAAAATGTATTACAAAAATTATTAATTGATACTAAAACAGATCCTAACAGTATGGATACTGCAAGACGTATGGCTAAGATGTACATCAATGAGATTATGGCAGGACGTTATGATCCAATGCCTAACCCAAGTGCTTTCCCTAACTACATTGAAGGTGGTTATGAAGGTATGCTAGTTGTACGTAGTGAACTTACAAGTTTGTGTTCACATCATCACCAGACAGTAAAAGGTGTAGCGTACATTGGTATCATTGCAGGACCTAAACTACTAGGACTTAGCAAGTACACACGTATCGCACAATGGTGTGCTACAAGAGGTACACTACAAGAAGAACTGAATGTTATGATTGCAAATGCAATACAAGAACAAACAGGTAGTGAACACGTAGGTGTTTATGTTCAAGCAACACATGGCTGTTGTGAAAACAGAGGCATTAAAGCTCATAGTAGTTTAACACAAACTACAGTACTACGTGGTGCATTTAAAGAAGACCCTGCAACTAAGAAAGAGTTTATTGACAACGTTAAGTTACAACAACAATTTGCGGCAGGCTCGTAATGATAGAAGCACCAGTATATGAAAAAGGGTATCCGTCACATGAAGCAGTTAACAGAAAGCCGTCTATGAAACTAAGATATTCAGAAGCATTTTATAGTGTACAAGGCGAAGGCAAGTTTGTAGGAGTACCTAGTGTGTTCCTACGTACATTTGGTTGTAACTTTCGT